AGAATACACTCTCTATAATATTTCATTTCCTCAAACGGAGGCATAGGAAAATTAACATGTCCACGATAATTGAAAACAAAATCTTTGTCTCCTGTAGCTGAAAGATAAACAGGACTTTTCCCTCCTGCCACAGCATCAAGATGGCTTAGTTCTGCCATATAAACCCCGTGACCTAAAGGACCATTAGAAAGAGCAGCTTTCCATTTTTTTAAGTTCCCCTTATGCTTGGCATCAGCCTTTAATGCTTTATAGATTTTACTGGGTTTTAAATGAACGTGAAATGGCTTACCTAAGGGGTCATATGAAATAGTATAAATGTTAGCATGGTTTTTATTATACTGGGGTATGCAACCTCCTGCTTTTACCTCTATTAATTTAGAGACAGGAAATTTATCCTTATGAAAAATAAAATTGTCAGGAAACTTTTTATACAAGTCTAAAAGAATATAATCAGTAACTAGTTTTATATTTTCTTCTAAACTACTTGTATTGTATTCGGGGACACCAGCTTGATTAGCTTTCCCTTCAGTCCATGTATTCAAACTTTCAAAGTATGGAGATTCTGTAGCCAATGCATACCAAATAAGAAATGGAATATATGATTCCCATAGCTCTTGGACCTTAGCACCAACATCTATAAAAGTATTTGAAAGAATAGAACTGAGTGCATAATTTAAAGCTGCCTTAGTTCCTTTCCTTTTATAAACTTCGATGGCGATCCTAAGTTGCTCTCTCCATTTCGCAGGAGAGTTTCCAAACAGTTCCCATCCAATTAGATCTGCAATATAACGAAGATGCTCATCCTTTGTATTTTCTATATCATAAATCAAGCCAATATTTTCAACTTGATTAGTTATATCAGCCATGCTGAATCCCATTGCAGTAAAGAATTTTCTAAGAGGTCCTTTTGAAATGAGATTCTCCAATGCAGTTCCTGCGTCTATATAATCATCTAGAGCTTCTTGAACTCTATAATCCTGTTGGTCAATGAACAGAGGAGAATAGATAACGTCAACTAAAGTTTGCAAATTATCTAGCTTTTGAGTTCCGCTAGTATATGTTGCTGGAATTCCAGCACTAGAATCTACAATAGCATCGGCTGCTCCAGAAGTAAAGGTAGGAGGAAGTAAGGATAAAGTAGAGAAGGGAGTACAGGTAGAATAATTTCTCCATACATATTCTTGTAGTCCGCGCACCCCATCAATAGTTTCTAGGTTTTCTCCAATGTATAACTTCTGTAAAGAACTTAAAACATATCCAGAGGGTTCCCAATCCAGCCCCCCATCCGCAGAAGTATTTAAGAAATAAAACCATCCTAAAGCATCTACAAGATAATTATGAACACTACTAGCAGTAGCTTCTGAGGTTAAAGAAGACAAGAAAGAGATATTCTCTTCTAACACATCCGAATTTCCTGCTTGAGCTAATTGAATTTTAGGAAGAAGAGTGGTTGAAAGATAAGTATTAAAAGAAGAACTTGTAGTAAAATCAACAAAAGTAGAGCTTAGTGGATTAAGTATTTTTGTCTCAAATAAATAGTTATTTATTTTAGTAAGCTCATTTTGTTTTACAAAATATTGACCAATACCACTAATACTATCTAATGTAGAAGTTTGCGAATTAGCTACTGCTGAGATAGAAAGAACCGTGGGGATATTAGCAGCAGCAGTTACATGCCTATTAATGATATCTGAAATAGGATCTAATTCTAAACCACTAAGAGCTATGTCCTCAGTTTTATAAACTTCAGGCGTAATTAGCTCTAAAACTTCTACAAAATTTCTTTTTGTATAAGTCCGAGGATTAGGAGTGTATCTGTTATCAGCCATTACTCAAGATAGGACACCTTAATAGTAAGGTTATTTAATTGAATAATTTCGTTAAACTCAATGCTTACATTTTGTTCTAAGTTATCTATCGTAGAAAATCTTACTTCATCAACTTCAAAAATCTGGCGATTCAAGTCGGGTATACTTAATGCCTGTCCAAAATTTCTATTATCAGCAGCCATGTAATTTAAAATTTTGTTTCTTACTTTAGCTACAATTTGTTGCTCATCAGGCTTTTCTTCTTTATCCACTCTGATAGTAGTTATAAGATCTAACGTTCTAATAAGCCCGTCTACTACTACAACCTCATCTGTAATCATTTTTTTCTTATTAATTGCATCAAGTAACTGAGTTTTAAAATTGGGGGTAGCCTTCTGCAATTGTAAATCAGAAGCTTTTTCTAATACATAGAGATCAACAACATTGGCTGAACAATAAGCTTTTCGTACAGCCGCTAGAGCTTTACCTACTGTTCCAAAGCTACTAATAAAAGCATTAGCAAACACCGAGTAATCATCTACAGTAACAATTCTATCTTGCCTCGCAAATGTAAGAGGAGCCCACTGCTTTGCATGTTCTACAGTTTCCGCGTTACTTCCTCCTGTAGCAGGGGACGTATTAGTAAGAGTACCATTTACCGTTGTAGGAACATCTGTAGTAGCCGTTATAACAGCATTTAATACATTATTTACAATATTTCCTCTACTACCTCCTCCAATTCTATAAGTAACGGTATAAGAAGCAGTTGCATTTGGCGAAATTCCTACCGTCCCATCTCCAAATACTATTGTGGCTCCATAATCAGAATCATATACTACCTCAAAAATTCTATCATTTGTTCCTGAAGCAAAGTATACATTATCAACTTCCTTAAATGCTCCTGATGCAGCAGAATTAGAAGAATTAATAAATACTTCCACACTCCCATCAATGACAGGAGTTTGTGTAAGTTTAATTGTTTTGATACCTTCTGTAGCGGCAAAGTCTCCTGTGTCTACTACTAATGCTCCTTCTTGAACTGCAAGGTTACTATAAATTGTACTGGTATCGTTAGTATTATCTGATTCGCTTACATTAAGTATTATATTTCCTGTAGAATTAGCGGTGTCAGCAAGCCCATTAACTACTTTATATAAAGTATATGTTAAAGGTCCGTCATCTTCAGGGGACTCTACCGTAGTAGTACGTTGAGCAGGAGTAAGGGTAAGAGTAGTAGCATCCGTAGGAGCTTCATCCAAAGTTATTTTACCATCAGCTACAGCCGATAATGGGCCTCGCATTCTTACCCCAATTAATTCTAGTAATTTTTTTACACTTGATCTCTGTCTCGCTGTAGCAAAGAAATTTTCATTCGCTAGCATATCAGCTTTCATAGACATTACACTACCCATGTAAGCTATCAGTTCTATAAACATTAAACCTAGATCCGACTCTACAAAATACTGATACTCAGTAGGATAAACAGCCTTGATATAATCTATTAAGGATTTTCTTAAACTAATGAAATCCGTAGCGGCAAAATCAATAAACTCTGGCCTTTTCTTAATAGGAACCTTAGCCAGTTTCATAAAATCAGACGATATTGTACCAGAAAAATTCATTTAATTTGTACCTCTACATCAAAAACAGTTAAATCCTTTTCTATAAGCTGTAATATAAGAACAACCTTCAAAGAGTTTCCGCCAGCAGGACCAATTTCTCCAAAAGGAAAGACAGATAATTTTAAAACTTTTGCTCCTACTATATATCTATTAAATGAGGACAATATTTCCTCTTTTATAGCTTCGAAGGTAGTTTCATCTAGAGGCTGAAAAAGAAATTTTCTTAAATTACACCCAAATGCAGGAAGCATAATTCTCTCTCCCCTATCTGTTTTTAACAACTGGGTAACTGCATCTCTAATTAATGCAACATTAGTTTCTTTAGCAAAAAAACCACCTGTTGTTTTCTTAGATCCTAGGGGGAAGTTAAGACCATATACAGACTTTTTATGCTCTGTAGCATCCTTAACCAAGGGCATATATGGTAAATTACCATGAACTGTAACTGTTTGATTAGCCGCCATTATGTTTTAATATTTTTAAAATACCCTTGCTGTGCTGTATAATTTTTAAGAACTTCAGTACCATTTAAAGGTTTAGAATAGAATTTCAAACTACCTATATGTCCTCGTAACCCACTAATAAATCCTCCTATAGAGGAATCTCCCTCTTTTCCTCCCATGAAATTACCATATTTATACATACCATCTGTATAACCTCCTCCTACAACCCACGGAGTATAGAAAGTATTAAGTTTTGGTCCCCCATGTAGTGTAACTGGAGCGTTAACTGTACTAGCAACATATTCAAAACTATTATTTTTCTTGAAAGAAGGAAGATTAGGTGTGGTAAAGGCTTTTACTCCAAAGACAGTATCTATTCCCGAAGTTGCTACTAATGTTCCATCTGCATAGAATCTTACTTCATTAGTAGGGGGATCTACTGCAACATCAATTAAAACAAATTGAGAAGAAACTGAGCCAAATGCAGTAGCTGAAAGATCAACTTTCATTTTATAAAATGTCTCATAATCTTGACAATCATCATTATTAATCCAAGAACAAGACGAAAAATCTCTAGCTTGAGTAGGAGCTATAAAGAAACTTAAAGAAGAGGCTGGATCATTGAATGCATTATTATTACTAAATGCAGAAGAAGCTTGAGTAATTCTTCTATCTCTAGTAAAGC